GCTTGGCGCGCGCTTGGCCACCAGCGGAGACCAGCCCAAAAAATAAAATTTTTTCGTGTTGAGATAATTTGTAACTAGAACAAAAAAGAAACGATAAGATACTAAAACAAAAACAAAAACACCAGAACACCAGAAACGAATGCAAAATTAGGAATAAATGCTCTATTTTATTCTACTTTTCGCGAAAGCTCAATTAACGTAGAACGTATGGGAATATTGAGGGATAGGGGGGATGCCCCCCAATCCCACCCACTTCTCTCTATATTACCCCCCGAAAAAATCCCACACCAAATTCTGTTGCCAAATTTTCCCCAAAAAAATTCTGTTACCGAATGGGCGTTCGGCCCGTTAACATGAGCTTGCTGCACCTGGCAGCGTGACGGTTAGTTGACGCAGAGCGTCATGGGTGAATACATGATAGTTAAAATATGTCCTGTAGGTTGTGAGCCTGAAGACGAGGGTGAGGGTTGGCGGGTGCAGCTCTATGTGCATTCGAGTGTGGATGCCAGATTTCTAATGGCTCACCTAGGCAAGGAGATGGCGCTATCATTCCCTGAGCGCACCCCGGTTCAATGCTTAAACGTGATTGAATCGAACGTGGTAAACCCAGAGGACGGTTGATATGGCATGGCATAAGGCAGTGGATGCTGCGCGCCTTTTGGGGATATCTTCCCCGGAAGCGTTGCGCAAACGTGGGCGCAGAGGAACGATTGAGCGCAAGTGGGACACCCTGCGCGGCACGTATGTTTACAAAGTGGATGATGGTAACAGGGAATCGGTTCTGGATGATATAGAGGCTCTCCATGAGTCTGACGAGCGCAACCAGGCCCATGATGCAGACAGGGGTTACTATGACGCACCGCGTGATGTCTATGTGATTAAGACAGACAAACGCAGACCCCGCATAATCGAAGGCTGGATATATAGGCATATCCGTGCGATTGAAGGCGACCGACTGCCAATACAGGATATCCAGCTAGAGCCGCCACCTAGACTTCCAAGGCTAAGGCTAAAGAAGGACCAAGACCCATTTGCGGTTTTCTGTACGCCGACTGATTTTCACTATGGGAAATACGGGTGGTCAGTTGAAACCAACACGGGATATTCGCGGGATGAGGCAAGAACGCTCCTGATGCAGCGGACAGATGACCTGCTGAGTTTGGTGGCCAAGTATGGCCAGCCGGATGTGATGCACGTTGGAGTTGGTTCAGACTGGTTCCATATCGACACAGACAGCGCGACCACAACTGCCGGTACGCCACAGGATACGGATGGCAGCTATGCGCAGATTTTCTCTGAAGGCTGCCAGCTCTTTGTGGACTTCGTGGAGATGCTGCGCTCTTTTTGCCCTAGCATCAACCTGATATTCATGCCGGGTAACCATGACCGGACTTCTAGCCTGGGGCTGATGACTCTGCTGACCCATATGTATAAGGATACGGAAGGGATGACCACAACCACGACCCCTGCGGAGCGACAGTACGTGACTTATGGCAATAGCCTGATTTGCGTAACCCATGGCGACAACGCCAGGAGTACGGATATCCCAGGCATCATGGCGTATGAGGCTGCGCAAGAATGGGGCGAGGCAGAACACCGGATGGTATTCTCGGGCCACCTCCACCACCAGCAAGTCAAAGAACACAAAGGCGTGATGATGTACCAGATGGGGAGCCTATCCGGGACAGACCGATGGCACAGTCGCAAAGGATTTGTGGGCAGCAAACGTGTGCTGTCGGCTTATTTGATTGATAGGGACAGAGGCTGCATCGGGCAACTGGATGCTTAATGCCCATGGCCCGCCAGTAATTTAAGACCCACTCCTAAGTTAATGCGGACCAGGGGCGCGAACAAACACCGTAAACCGGAAACAAGATACCCGCAATAAAAAACCCCGCCAACGGGGCGAGCCACTGGCGAGGAAAAGAAAGGGAACAAAGGAACGGAAAACCTTTATCCTAAATGGAGACTATCATGAAACCTCTAATAAAAGAAAGCTGCTTTTCATCTCATCTGGAAAATTCTCAGAAAACATGGAAATCGCATGATCCTTATATGTGTCAAACTCGCTAAAGGATGAAATAATAAGCTTGTCCCCCGAACGCAGGTTGATTGTTACGTCTTCCTCGAATCTGAATCCAAGCTCCGTGGAAATAGCCATCTTCATCTGACCAGAAACGAAAGAAACGTGCCAATCGTTGCCGTTCATGATGCGCTGGGCCTCTGGCGCTTCGATGACCTTGGTTGTAATGGTGGAATCTGTCTTGTTCTCAAGCCAGCTAAATGAAAAGTTGTCGGTTAAAAAAAGCATAGGGCTCCCCTGAGTATATGTTGAATTAAATCATAAGACCGCAAAAGCCGGAAATAAAGAATTATCTGTCCCCAGTGTCGCCGCGCTTAGGCTTGACTTCCCGCACACGCTTGATGTCTAACGCTTTACGCAGGAATGTCTCAAGACGTGTCTTGGTCTCACGGCTGGCCTTATAAAACTGCAAGGAGCATAGGCCGCGCCGCATGTATTCGCTGACCATCCAGCCAAATGTGGGGTTTTCAGGCTTATAGCAAGAAACGCAAACGTAGGTGCCTTTTTTGCTCCCGAAGCATTGGGCGTTGCAAAACTCGCAAAACCCAAATGTGGTCATGATTCAACCTTTGTCAAGACTTCCGCTTCTATGATTTCAGAAGTTTCGTCATCAGATTTTTCTGGCACCTTTTCTCCGCTGCCTTCACCCAATAACGCCTGCTTCAAGGTGGCCGCCCAAGATCCGCCAACCTGCGTTGCGTCCGTACTGACCTGAACGTCCATCTTTGTCCAGCCGCGAGCGTATTGAAGGAACCAAGCGCCAGCCCGCCAGTCGTTTTCCGCAACAGCACGGGCAATAGTGTTGACCGCACGACCCTCAGCTTCAGCCATGGCCCTGCGCAAACGCCGGTCAATATCTAAGATTTCTTCTTCATGGCGCGTCAAACGGCCATTTTCATGCTCAACTGCTGCTTTTGATGCCTCTCGCTGCAATCCAGCAACAGTCCTATGCTGGACACCAGCAAGCTCGCAAGCAGTCTGCATCCGATTGCCAGCCCGCAATGCGCGGACCAGCTCTTCGATTTGTGGTTCGGTTATCTCAATGCGACGTTGCAAACGCCCATACTTACCTAAGTTCTCTGTCATGCCCCTTTATACCTTTCTCAAAGACTGCGCCTTGACAGCTCCTTGATCGATTCTTTCAGTTCTTCAAACTTTTGGTTCATCCCTTCCTCTAGCCGGTCTATCCGGTCAGCAAAAGCATCCATGCGCTCATTTGATGCCTTTGTTTGCTTGATTTCTTGAACATGCTCTTTCATGCTTTCTGCTGCCTCCTTGATTAGGGTAGAGTTCTGTTTCGAGCGGGCCAAAAGCGTCCCGTAGGCTGCGCCAAACAAAAGTAAGCTTGTCCCGGCACTGAGCAGTAATGATATCCAAGGTGTCATTTAATCATCTCTTTTCTTAGATCCAACGGAATAGTTTTCAGGCATATACATACTACTGTCATAATCGATAGGTTCGCCAGTAATAGGGTCAGGTTGCCCATCTAAAACATACCTGACAAGATAGGCCGGAACGCCAAGGCGAACGGCAATAGACATAACACCGACTTTTTTTGTATAGAGTTCATATATTAATTCCCTGTTCCTTTTTATAATCCATTCGGATGCTGGTTTCTTTTTTGTCATCTGATAGTCACTGTCGTCGGTGTTTATTTTATATAGTAAGTCACAAATAGTCGAAAACTGGAGAAAATATGGCACTCCCCAAAGTAAGACGCTCCACCGTGGGTATCGATAAGCTGCTAAATAGCGAATATAACCCAAGAAACATTAGCAATGATGCGCTTTCTGCGTTGAAAAGTTCTATCGAGAAATTCGGTTTGGTGCAGGAAATTGTTGTCAATGAGCGCAATAATAAGATTGTTGGTGGTCATCAGCGTGTAAAAGCCATGCGGGCAGCGGGTGTCACAAAGGCAAATGTCGCCTATGTGGACCTGAATGACCATGATGAAAAAGCACTCAACATTGCATTAAACTCCCCCCATTTGATGGGCACTTTTACAGATGAACTCCATGACCTGATGGACGAATTGCAAGCTGGCGAATACCCAGATTTCGATGAGCTGCGATTCGATGATTTTGGAAGTGACAATGTGTCCCATATTGATACCTATGAAAAGGAAAAAGTTGCAGCTGCCCCTGATGAGCTTGATGGGGAATATTATGAGCCCACAGAAGAAGACGAAGAGATAGAGGAAAACCATATGGAGTTGATTGGGGATGCCACGCTTATATGCGGGGATTGTGTTGCCCTGATGGGAGAAATGGAAGACAGCTCTGTGGATGCCATTGTGACCGACCCACCATATGGAATCGGGTTTATGGGAAAAGAGTGGGACCAGGATGTGCCGGGAGATGCTTGGGCAGCAGAATGCCTGCGTATCCTGAAGCCGGGTGGGCATATCATCGCATTTGCCGCAACGCGCACCGTGCATCGGCTGGCCATTGCGCTGGAAGATGCAGGATTTGAAATACGGGATCAAATAGCCTGGATACAGTGGCAGGGGTTCCCGAAATCGAAAAATATCAGCCTGTCTATTGACAAAGGGGAAGGTCATCCGAACCGGGGACGCGCCATACCTACCGCATCTTCCTATCAGGCGTGTGATACGGACATGGAAAACAAGCTAACATCAAACCCGGTTGGCCCGTATGAGCCAAAAACCAAGGAGGCCGAAGAATGGGTCGGCTGGGGCACAGCGCTTAAGCCATCACAAGAGCCTGCCATGCTTGCCCGCAAACCGCTTGAAGGCACGGTCGCACAAAATGTCACCAAGTGGGGGACGGGCGGATTGAATATTGACGGTTGCAGGATAGTCGAATCAGACCCCGCATGGCCTGGGCCGCGCACGGGTGAATCTCAGGACCGATGGCCGGCAAATATCTACCACTGTCCAAAGCCAGCCCGCAGCGAAAAGGAAGAAGGCTGCGAAGACCTAAAAGGCACCACCGGGCATGAGGCAACCGGCAGAAAAAAGGACAGCAAGGGATTGAAAAACCCGCGAGCTGGTGCAGGCAGAACGGCTGAACACGTTAAAAACTACCACCCAACCGTAAAGCCCATCAATCTGATGCGATGGCTGGTGCGCCTGGTAACCCCAAAGAATGGGGTTGTACTGGATACCTTTTTGGGCTCTGGAACCACTTGCATTGCAGCTCAAAGGGAAGGCATACGCAGCATTGGGATGGAGAAATCAACAGAATACGCCAAGATTGCAAGAGCCAGAATCAGAAAAGCAAAGGGGAATGAATGAGTGACATTACAAAAGAAGACGTGCTTAACGCCCAAAAAGACCCAGTGCGGTTCATACAGCACTTTTTTGGGGTAGAGCTTTGGGGCAAACAGAGAGATATAGCCAATGCGCTGGTGGATAACCGGGTTGTGGGCATTCGGAGCTGCCACGGTAGCGGTAAAACCTTTATGGCTGCGCAAATCGCACTGTGGTGGGTGCTAACTAGACCCTATTCCACGGTGGTTACTACCGCACCAACCGGCAGACAGGTCAATGAACTTCTCTGGAAAGAGATACGCAAGTCATTTAAGAATGCAAAGTCCAGGTTTGAGGCGATGGGCATGAAAATAGGTGGCGAAATGCTGCCGAAAGCGCCCAAGCTGACCATTGATGACGATTGGCTCTGTATTGGGTTCTCCACCGATGACCCCACCAGCTTTCAGGGCTGGCATTCCCCAGGAGGCGTCCTGGCAGTGTTCGATGAAGCCCCAGGTGTTGCGCCAGACATATGGGATGCGGTTCAGGGTGTGATTGTTGGCGAAAATGACCGGTTGCTCTGCATCGGCAACCCCACCGAAACATCCGGGCCGTTTTACGACATGTTTAACAAGGAAAACTCGGCAAAAACATTCCATATCAGTGCATATGACGTACCCAACGTGAAGCAGGGCAAGACCGTGATACCGGGTCTTTGCACAAGAGAGTGGGTGGAGGACCGAAAAAAGGAATGGATGGAAAACACCCCAATGTGGCAGTCCCGTGTCCTTGGAAACTTTCCAGATACCTCAGACGCCACGGTCATACCGCTTTCCTGGGCAGAAGAAGCCGCATCAAGGTTCCAGAAACAGTCGAAAAAAAGCATTGGCCCCATGGTTATGTCGGTCGATGTGGCCCGATTCGGTGCCGACACCACCGTTTTTGCCTTTGCGGACGAGAATGGTGTTAAAGAAATGATCACTGTTCCCAAATGCGACACAATGGAGACTGTTGGACATGTGCTTAAATCTTTTGAGGAAAGAGGCGGGTTTGAGCGGATAACGGAAATCAGGGTTGACGCAGACGGCCTCGGTGCAGGTGTTTTTGACCGCCTAAACGAGCAGCTCGGCTCCATAACCGTGGAAATGAGGGGCGGCATGAGGGCTGAAAACAACGAAAGGTACCTTAACCGACGCGCAGAATGGTATTTCACGCTCAGGGAACTTTTAGATCCAGATTCCGATAACCCAATTTTTATACCAAATAACCAGAAACTAATAGCCCAGCTTTCATCCATTAAATGGAAGATTAATTCGAGGGGCTTAATCCAGATAGAGTCGAAAGAAGATATGAAAAAACGGGGCGTTAAGTCTCCTGACGAGGCTGACGCAGTAGTAATGGCCATGTCTATGCAGAGAAGGCTCGACTTCTTCTTTGTTTAGCATAGTATAATTGTTTACTTGTATTTGGGATTTTTCACAGATAGGTTGAATTTATGGCAGGATTTCTTGACATGTGGAAAAACTGGTTTGGGGGCTCTGGATCTGAAGCAGATTCGGAGATCAAAATGCTTCCATCAAGCTCAAACCCCGCCTATGGGCTGATATCATCGGCACTTCAGAATACCAATGCGCCAAGACGCGGAACGCCGGAGCTTTTAAATGCTTATAAGACTTTGCCTTGGCTGCGAAGTGTCGTTGACCGAATATCAAACGCCACAGCATCTGTTAAATGGGTGGTGGTTGATACATCAGAGTCCAGTGTTTTAAGGCAGCTTAACATAACTTCAGACCCTAGCACTCGGCAGAAGATACTGAAGGACCACCTTAGTCATGCGACCCCACTGGCGCTAAATACGCCTTTTTCCAATCTTATCGAAAATGGAAACCCCTGCATGACCGGCAGGCAGCTTCGCATTTTATCGCAAACGCATCTTGAGCTTATTGGTGAGGCGTTTTTGCTTATTGAGCGCGATGAGAACGGGAGACCATTTGAACTTTGGTCGATTCCCCCGACTTGGGTCAAAGATATCCCGCGAGGCGATAAGCCATATTATGTGGTGCAGCACCAAAGCTTAAATATGATTGTTGAAGATGACGACATGCTTTGGATGAAAATGGCAGACCCGTCTAACCCATACGGTCGCGGGACTGGTATTGGCGAGGCCCTTGGTGATGAGCTTGATGCTGATGAGTATGCAGCCAAACATGTCAAGTCCTGGTTTTATAATCGAGCAACACCCGACCTTCTCGTTGGTGTTAAGGGCGCATCCGAAGACCAGCTAAAGGGTGCGAAGCAAGCCTGGGAAAATAATAACCGTGGGTTTAAACGCGCATACGGTTCCCATTGGCATTCGGGCGAACTTCAGGTGACACAGCTCAGTCAAACATTTGCAGACCAACAACTTGTCCAGTTCAGAGAGTTCGAGCGGGACATTATTGTGAACACGTTTGGTGTTCCTCCCGAAATCCTCGGCATCCTAGAAAACAGTAACCGCGCCACCATTGAGAGTGCGGATTATCTTTTTACGCGCTGGGTGATTGTTCCAAGGCTTGAGTTCTGGCGCACTGAGATGCAGAAGTATCTTGCGCCAATGTTTGGCGATGGGTTTACCATTGAGTATATCAATCCGGTTCCCGACGACAAAGAGCACAACTTAAGTGTTGCGAAATCTTTTCCGTTTGCATTTAGCATAAATGAAATAAGAGCGATGGCAGACCATGCGCCCCTTTCTGGTGATGAAGGCGAGGCTTACTGGGTGCCGCTTAATGGAAGTATAACCGAAGACATAACAAGCGACCCCGAAGAGCAAGAGGAAGACGATTTGCTTCAAGAAGAAGTTGAGCAGGGTGGCGATGTCCCACTGGAGGAAGAAAATGAAATGGTTTGATATTTCATCCAAGAAATTTAGTTCAGATGATAAGTATAGCGAGGGGGATTACGCTGATGAAATGGAATCCCATGATGGCGTAAGAAAGTTCATGGAAGTGTCTGTGGATGGCGAGGACGATGGTGTTCAGGAAGAGTCTGGCCTTAAGCTTTTCTTTACTATCTCCACGGACCACATAGACCGTGATGGCGACACCATTGAGCAAAGCGGCTGGGATCTATCTGAATACAAGAAGAACCCCGTCGTCTTATGGGCGCATGACTCCTCGGCTCCCCCCGTGGCAAAAGCTAACGCTACTTATCTTGCTGAAACCGTTTCAAAGAACGTGGGAGAAGACGCAGTCCACCTTATGTCTGTTGCGGAGTTCCCCTCTAGAGACCTTTATCCTTTTGGGAATATGGTTGGACGTCTTTATAAAAATGGTTTTCTTCATGGGGCGTCAGTAGGTTTCTTGCCAGTTGAATACGAAATCAATAGAGAGCGGGAGGGTTTCTCCCCCGTTGACTTTAAGTCCCAGAAGCTTTTGGAGTGGTCTGCGGTTCCCGTGCCAAGCAACCCTGAAGGCTTGGTCCAGGCACGTAGCGCAGGGATTGACTTGGCTCCGATGGTGACATGGGCAGAAAAGATCCTTGACGGCGAGGGTTCATTAATCCTCCCCCGGCACTTGCTTGAGGAAGTCAGGAAGAACGCTTCATCCAAGGTTTTCATTTTGAATAAGGATTCATCCATTCAACTCGACATGTTTAGGGTTGAAGAGAGTTTCTCGGAGAAGGTTGAAGAACAGGTGAAGTCTTTTACGGAAGATGCACATGAGCATTTCACCCACGAGGAAGACGTAGTGGAAGAGTCCCATGAGATAGAGGCAGAAGAAAAGTCCGCAGACGCTGAAGAAATGGCGTCTTCCGCTGGCGAAGAAGAAGCCAAAGTAGAGACTGAAGAAAAAGAACTTACGCTTGATGAAAGTCAGGCAAAAGAAGCCGATTCGCAAGATGAGGTAGAAACAAACGATGACGATTTGCGAAGATTAGCGCAGGCTACATTTGAGCGAAGAGTCTTGTCTTTAACCCAAGAGCTGAAGAGCCTAGTCGGTGAGATCAGCAGAGGAGTAGACCGATGAGCATCGAGACTAAAGATGATGTGCAATCGATTGTGGATGAGGCTGTTGACAACACTGATGTTGTCGCGCAGCTCAAGTCCCTCAAAGAGGAAGTAGAAACCCTCGCTAAAAATAACAAAGAGCGATCCGAGCGTAAGTATGCAAATGCTTTCGTCGGCAAAGAAGAGTCCGCCGCTGTCCATACTCGCACCCATGAAAAAGGTGTGATGGCTGCTCGGTACCTTCGTCTTTTGGCTGCCGGTAAAGGCGACCCAGAACGTGCGGCTAAAATCGCAAAAGGCTGGGGCGACAACTACATGGCAAAGAGCTTAAACGAAAGTGTCTTCGCCGCTGGTGGTGCCCTTGTTCCTGAAGAGTTCATGAACGAGTTGATCCCTCTTCTTCGCGCTAAGACTGTTGTGCGTTCCCTTGGAGCACAAAGCATCCCTATGAACCGTGGTTCATTGACGATGCCTTTCCAAGATACCGCCAGCACTGCCAACTACATTGGAGAGCTTCAAAACATTCCGCCGAGCCAGCCCTCATATGGTCAGCTCACCTTGTCTGCCAAGAAGCTTGTTAACTTGGTTCCGATTTCCAATGACCTCCTTTCGGATTCTTCCTTCAGCGTTGATTCATTGGTACGCAATGACATGGTTCGCACCATGTCTCTCCGCGAAGATATCGCTTTTATCCGTGACACGGGTGCTGGCAATACTCCAAAGGGTATGCGTAACTGGGCTCCTGCTGCTAACGTCTTTGCACGTACTGCTGCTGGTGGCCCTGGAGCTGCAACGCTTGATGAGATCACTAACGATCTTTTTAACGCAATGCTGTTACTTGAAAACAACAACATTCCTCTCGACACTGCGGGTTGGATCCTGACTCCTCGAACGAAGTCTGGTCTTATGCGTATCCGTGATGTGAATGGTCAGTTCGTTTATCGGGATGAGATGCTTCGCGGCAACTTGCTCGGTTTTCGCTACGAAACCACCACTCAAATCCCGACCAACCTTGGTGGCCCTGGAAACCAAACTGAAGTTTACTTCGCTAGTTTTGGTAGCCTGGTTATCGCTGAAAGCAGCAGCCTGCAAGTCAGCGTTTACGAGGGTGGTGCGTTCAATGATGGTGCTGGAGTTGTATCCGGTATCAGCACTGACCAAACTGTGATCCGAGCAATCGCACGGCACGATTTTGGCGCACGTCAACGAGGAAACGAAATCGCAGTCATCACTGACGTCGATTGGGGCATCTAACACGGGCTTAAGCCTTTAAGGAGAAAAATATGTCTGGAGTATCAAATATTCATGACGCAGGGGCTTATGTCGTATCGAACCTGCTGCAACAAGCAAGGTTCGCCACTGGCGACCCCGAAGCAGATGGTGCCTCTGTTGACACCATTCCCGCTGGCGACCAGCAACTTGGTTCAGCTATCATCCAATGTGATGCCGCTGGAACGATTGCTGTAGCTGAAACTGCAACCCTGGCCATTACGCTTCAGGATGCTGCCGATGACGGCACTGGGGCTCCCGGTGCTTTCGCTGACGTAGCTGCTGACGTGTTTATGGGAGCTGCTGACGGAGCTGACGGCTTGCCCGCCAACCCCGTTATCTCTCTCGATAACGCAACACAGGCTGGTAGTTTCTCGTTCACTGTTCCTCTTCATCGTTTGAGACGACATGTTCGTGTTCAAGCTTTGTGGACGGTTAGCGGCGGCGCTGACACGGTGGATTATCACTGTGCAGCAATCAGCACCGGTAACGTAAGAAAGCCTGTATAGGCAAAGGGGTTTGGAGATGGCGAAAGTATCAATTCAGTTTATTCGATGTTGTTCACCTTACAACGAGGGCGACAAGGCTGGTTTTACCAGTCCGATTGCAGACAAATATGTGAGAACGGGCGTTGCTCGATATGTCACTACTGCGGTCACTGCCTCCCCCGTGACAAAGGAAGCACCATCAAGTGAGCCGGTTGACTCCGAGCCATCTCCACCTTCCCCAGCAGCAGAAGAAAAGCGGCCCAAAAAGAAAGCGGCCAAGAAAAAGAAACGCGCTCGTATATTCAAAAAGGATAGCTGATGGCTTTGAGTGCAAACGCCCTGACCACATTACAAGATGTCAAGCTTGAGCTTGGTGTTGCGAGCACAGATGTATCTAACGATAGGTACATTGAAAGCTTGATCAATACCGTGTCCGCTCAGGTCGAGACATTTTTGCAGCGCAAGCTCGAAAGAGTGACTGCGTTTGAAGAAATGGTCCCTGGGCATGGTCTTTACAAACTGGTTGTGAGCAGGACGCCTGTCCTTTCCGTGACAAGCGTCGAGATGCTTCAGTCATCTGTTCCATCTGTCTATTATGATTTCGATTTAACAAACCTTCAGATACAAAACCCGGATGCAGGGATACTTTATTATCCCGCTGGCTGGCCATGGACGGTTCCATGCCCTCCTGGGTCTATCGCTGGAGATCCCGTTACTGGCCAAGAGTGGCCATCCATTAAAGTTACATATGACGCTGGCTACGATATGCCATCCTCTGCGTCACCGACACTGCCCGCTGACATCCAAAGGGCTTGCACTATTGCTGTTGCTTCCGAGTACAGAATGCGCGGAAAAGATAGAAACATCAAAAGCGAAAAGCTTATGTCATACAGCATTACATATGAAAGAACAGGAATGGGCGAGGCAACATTGCATAAGATGTATCCTGCTTCTCCATTTTCCACCCAAGTGACCCAGATGCTCGTGCCACATCGGCGCATACCGGGGGCATAAATGTCTCTAGCTGGTCTATTAACTCAGAGTATAACGGTTCAGGCTTTAACGGGCCGGAACACGTATGGTCAGCCAACATATTCAACCACCTCTGTCGTCTTGAAATCCAGGGTTGAAACAAAGATGGAGCTTATACGTGATCGCAAGGGTGATGAGCGTGTAAGCAAAACCCAGGTGTGTACAAACACCCCAATAGGAGAGTTTGACCGGGTATGGCTTCCGGGCAGAGATACATCTGATCCGAATGAAGCGCTCACCCCAATCGCATTGTCTTCCGCTGAAACCCCTTCAGCTTCTTATACGTTTTATCTTACTTTCTTCTAGGTATATCATGGCAAAAGGTAGTCTTGACATAAGTTTGCGTATAGGAAACGACTGGAACAAGCTTGTCCTTGACATTAAGGAACTTGCGAAGCGGGCTCCAGCGGCAACCGCATATGTAATCTACAACCACCTTGGTAAATATGTACTAAGAAGAAGCCAGGAGCTTGTTCCTATCGATACCGGCGCTCTTAGAAGCACAGGTATACTGCGACCCCCAAACAAGGCGAATGATTACACAACCACAGTGTCATACGGAGGGATACTCCCGTCAGTCAAAACAAACGAGGGAAAAGACGAGGTAAACTATGCGGTCAAAGTCCACGAAGCCACCGGGGTAAAGTTCAATCATGGAAAAGTCGCCCTTTATCTGCAGCGAGCAGCGTCCGTGGCGATTGCCACCAGAGGGTCTGAGGCAAGCCTTAGCTTGGCTATCCAGAAGGCTATCGATGATAAGGTTCGCGTTGCCGGGCTGAAGGATATCCTTGGTAGCGCTTCTTCCCCGCATTCCGGTAGCGTATGGCACAGCAAGAAGTCGAGCAGGAAGTATTCCAGCGACGCAAAGCAAAAACCATCCAGGTCCTACAGAATGGTTAAGGGTGGCAAATAATGTTTATCCAGCCAGATATAGACATGGTTAACCATATTAGCTCGACGCTACCTCAATTTTCAACTGGGGCAAATTTGTTTGCCGGTCCAGTCAGGCCGTACATAAACCCAAGCGAAGGTCCAGGTATCCCGCATCAGGCTACGTTTTGCCTGCAAAGTGGTGGATTCAATCCTGTTACGTTTATGGTTGGCGGGCAGTACCGAAAGCAGATTGTCTACCCTACGGTTGAGGTTCATGTGAGATCAAATCCTTTTGATTTCCCAGGCGGCCAGATTTTAGCTAACGCGATATTCAATCTGCTCGATAGAAAGACGCCTGAGGGGTATATTGACTCAAAGGTTGTTACTGGGACACCGATGTATTTGGGCATGGACGAGGATGGGCACCACAACTGGGTCGTCAGCGTTGACTTGACATATGCGCTGCAGGAAAGAGTTGTATACTGGGGCATCGGGCCTGCCGCCAGCACTGGTGCAGCCTTTATTGAGGCTCTTGCCACCAACGAATATGCTCCATTTAGATATAGGACGATGACTTTAACGTCCGGCGTTGGCGAATCCATGTATTACGCATTCCCTGTCGATTTCTCTACAGAAGGGGCAGTTGCGTTCAATATAGTAGGCGATGCAAGTACGTTTTCTATGACCTCCACGGCCACGGTAAGTGGCATTACCTATCAGCTTTGGGAGTCAACATTGACAAACCTTGGCGCAAAAACCGTGGAGGTAACATGAAGGACAATAAACTTTTTATGGGGTGCGCATTTGCGGGCAATCATTCCCCCCCTTGTGATTGCTGTGACCTAACGGTTGCCACCCTTTTTTGTGAACCTTTTGGGGGGATTTGTCCTTAGTGACATAGGGGATATTTCCCCAGCAGGAGTAAGAAATGGCAGCAATAGCAGGTAGATTAGGAGAATTTTGGGCGGAGTTTAACACGGATATTGATGTAGACCCTAACCCGTATGTTCCGCCATCGGGGAGCGTTACGTCTTTTCCGGCGGCGATTATCCCGGCGACCGGGTACGCAACGGGGGCACTGGTTGACTCAACCATGAACGGCAACGTAGACGAATTGGAGACCACTGTTCACAATACTAGCGGAGCTTCTCCCACGCATGGCACAGCCAGAACCTATATCCCCAACTTTCACGATGAAACCCAGGATGTAACTTTTCGGTATAACGAAGAGGATCGTGTATCCATGGCCATTTTGTTGTGTGCAATGAACAGTTGGCTTTTTAACTTTTGGTATCGCCCTGACGGTGAGGCATATGATGCTGCAACCACTGGCGCAAACCAGTTTCGTGGCCAGGCGTTTTCGACGAGCTTTTCTCCGGGAAGTCCGCTGGATGACGTTGGCACTTTTGACGTGACGCTGAGACTCAGCGGAACTTTAATTAATACACTGTAGGAGGAAAAAATGTCAGGAATAGCAGGACGTTTAGGAGAATTGTGGGTTGCGTGTGAGGGTGGCTTTCCGGTCACTTCCTTGTCCGGGAGCGCAACAAATGACACGGAGCCATTTGCGCTAGACCAGCTTGAGAACGATGGCCTTACCGCAAACCCCGGTACGGCCACGGGGGCGCTTGTTGACGCTACCATGAACGGTAACGTCGATGAGCTGGAAACAACGGTGCATAACACCAGTGGAGCCAGCCCAACACATGGTACAGCTAGGACATACATACCAAACTTTCACGATGAAACATTGGACGTATCGTTTCGATATGATGAAGAAGATGAAGAATCGATGGGTGTCTTGGTTTGTGCTTTGAACAGTTTTTTGTTCCATTTCTGGTATGTTCCTGACGGCGAAGCGTTTGTTATGGATGCAGATCCGTCGAATATATCCGTGGCGAATCGTGGCACACCGTTGGGTCAGGGCACAGTCGGCGCAAATGCTTTTTATGGCAAGGCGTTTTCGACAAGCTTCTCTCCAGGTAGCCCGCTTGACGATGTGACTACATTCGATGTAACACTTCGCCTAAGCGGCACAGACATTGTTACGCTTACTGCGTAATATGCACATTAAACAAACAGCCCCAAAGGGGGGCTTCTAACAGGAGGAAACGATGGGAAGTGTTGTAGGTTTAAAAAACAAAACGAGGGGTATGGTTGAAGTGCGCATGGGCGGACGGATGCATACCCTTCGCTTCCGTACTCACGAGATTGCGATGCTGGAGGAAAGGCTTGGGTCTTCGATTACGAATATCCTTTCAGAGTCTCAGCTCGGCATTCGCACTCTGCGTGAGGCGATTCTAGTGGGCGTTGCGCATGAATATGCCGGTAAAAAGGGCAAGGAAGCGCGGCTTACACTGGCCAAGGTTGGTCGTTGGATTGACGATTGTGAAGACCTTGGTGAGCTTATGTCAACAGTTATGGAAGCAGTTGCCTTGGGTATCCCCGGCGCACAAGAAGACGGGGATGACGAAGAGGAAGACGGTGAAGAAAAAGAGCCGGACCCTTTCGTCCCGCCAAAAAAGGCGAGCAAAAGCGTTTCGACTTCCAAGAACTCCTGAGTTCTGCTGTTGAAATAGGTATGACCCCAGAATCATTCTGGGGCAGACCTGATGATATTGGGACGGGTGTTACCTTGCGCGAACTTAGTGTTATGTTTAAGGGACATCAGGTGCAGCAAAAGCGGCAAATGGAGATGCTTGCGTGGGCGTGTGCCAATATCATGAATTGCTGGTCCAAGAAGAGCATTAAACCAAAAGACCTTCTCCCTAAAGAGAAGGGTGTTGCTTCAGACTATGAGAACCAACGCGTATCAATGTCGCCGGGGTCCATCGGAGACTTTAAGGCTATGATGCGACGTAGGGTGGAGGATGCAGAGGTCAGAAGTGCTGGCAGTGACGCCGACCCGTTCGTAATCCTTGGTATGCGGGAGCCAGAGGCGATACAATATGATGAAGAGGTTGACTTTAGCGGTTTCGGGGAAGGTGAGTAGTTATGACTGTGGCAAGAGAAGTAACTGTAAAGCTAAACGCTGATGTCCAAAAAGCCGTAACAGACCTCACTAAGGCTGTTGACAAGATTACCAAGCTTGTGGCTGGTCTTCAGAAAACCTCAGCCGCAACCAAGAAGTCGTCAAAGGAGTTCAGCAAGGGAACAAAGTCGATGGCGTCTAGCGCAAAAACGCTAGAGAAGCGATTGGGGTCGCTTAGGTCCAACATGACCGGCCTGTCGGAGTCTTTCAGGAAAATATCCATTGGTGCCGTGGCAGCCTTTGGTGCGCTTGCGGCGACAGCCTCCGTCATCGTTAAGATATCGGCAGACTTTGAGCTTGGGATGTCAAAGGCTGCTGCTGTTGCTTCCGGTAGTTCGCTCGCCTTTGGAGGCGCATTTAAGTCTATGCGCAAAGAGGCTATTAAGACAGCGAACACTACCATCCATACCGCCAAGGAAGTCACAGGGGCCATGGAATTTATGGCAATGGCCGGTTTCAATGCTGCCGAAGTGATTGCAACCATTGGCGAGGTCGGGAAGCTGGCCACTGCGGCCAATATAACAATGGCTGAAAGCGGCAATGTTTTAACAAACATTATGTCCACCTTTGGCATTACTGCGGTTAATGTGAGGTCGGAGCTGACACGGACCACTGCTGGCATGGTGGACCAGGCTGCGGTCGCACAAGAGCTTGGTAGGCAGTTGACCGATGTGAACAATATCCTTGTTGGCGTATTCACTAATTCCAATGTGAATGTGCTCCAGCTTGGTGAAGCATTTAAGATTGTGGGCGCGGTTGCCAGCGCCGCTGACGTAAGCTTTAAAGACGTTGCTGTATCCATCGGCCTCTTGGGCAACGTGGGCATACAGGGCACTCTTGCCGGTACTTCACTTAAGCGAGCTTTTTCTGCCCTTGTGAAACCCACCAAACAGTCAGCCAAGGCGATGGGGCGCTTAGGGCTCACAACGGAAGTGCTTAGGGAAAGGCAGAAGGGTCAAGCATCTGGGATGCTTCGAGTTATCGCGATTCTTGAGAAAATGAAGAAAAAGTATGCGGAGACTGGGAAGACAACCCAATACGTCGCGGACCTTATGGAGGTGTTTGGTGAGAGGTCCGGTCCAGGCATGGCCGCACTGGTTAAGCAGGGCACCGATGCCTTTATCGACTTGTCCGTAGCGACAAAACAGGCTCAGTTTGACGACATCACAACCTTCCTCCAGAATATCCAGCACGAGACGACAACCGGAAAACTCAAGATACTAAAAAGCAATGTAGAAAGCCTTGCCATTGCCATTGGCGACCTTCTGCTGCCAAAATTGAATGACCTTGTCGATAGGGTTAAGGACGTAGTGAATTCCTTTTCTGCGGGAGATGGTACTCTTATAAGATTTATAGCGAATTATGGGCAGGCGGCGTTGGTGGTCCTTGCTGTAGGCGCTGCATTTGCCTCGCTTGCAGTTGTTGCTACTGGTTCCATTGCAGCATTTGCACTTTACGGATATGTCGGCTCCACCCTTGGCATCACTTTCGGATCAATGGCCACAGCCGCAGGAGGGGCCGCTTTTGCAGTCGCGGGGTTCGGTCTGGTGGTAGGAACTGCCCTCCTGGGTGCAGAATTATTCAATGCGGCACTTGGTAGGCAGGGGATGGCGGCGATTGACCTTGGCTACGCCCTGGATACGGCATCGTTTGGGTTTATGGGCATAATAAAACAGATGAAAGCCTTTGTCGGCCTGTCTAACGAAATAGACAGAATGGAACTCAACCAAGAAATTTTCAAGGGAGCGGATGCTGCGATGAGGCTCTCGTCTGCCGACTTGCGCCTTGATGCGATGATGGATGACATGGCGGCTCTTGGCACTGCAAGCTCAGGTCTTTTCCAGAAGGCTCTGACGGTACAAATTGGCGCAGAGACAACGTCGTTTGACAAGGTGAGTGACTTTAAGAAATTTTACAAAGAACTTTTTGATTCGATAGGAAAAGATAGCGGTGGCCTTTTTGAAGAAGCATTAAACCCCGCTCAAATGGATGTTTATGAGGATAGGCTGAACGAAATAGTAGGAAATATAGCGACGACGTCAAAGCTCCTTAGCCGGGTTGACCTCACACCGAAACAGATTGCGAAGGCCGAAGAAGACCTTGACAATTTCGTTAACCAGCTAGAGCAATTGCGTGGTGAAATAAAGGTGGATGTATCGAACATTGAGGAAATCGCCGCAAAAGTTAAGGTCACCGTTGAAACGGAAGGTCGGACTGAAGCCATAGTGGAAAAGGCAAGAGAAGTTTCTCCTGTCCTTCAGGCATTCCTAGACCCCCTTAAAGAGCTTGAGATGGAGCGCCTCAAGAAAACTCTTCAAAAAATCAACGATATGATCAACGAAGGGGACAAAAGCATAGGCAAACTGCTTGTTAAGGCAACGGAGGCGTCTGCAAAGCAGGAAGACCGGGTTGATAAAATTGGCAAGCTCTGGGATTCTTTTTTCGACTGGATTGGCGGAAAAATAAGGTCTTTGTCTGCCAAACTTATATCTGCCTTTAAGCCGTCCATGAAACCATCAATTCAGGCTGGTGCCTTTATTGATAAATTTATTGCTGATGCGGGAAAGAGGCTTGACCGCATAGCTAAAGAGCCTGGCGGGGGTAAGCTTTCAGGGCGAAGTTCAGAGGAGATTGGTAAATTCAGAAAAGCCGTTGGCCTGGTGGGCATGGAGGCTATGAGGTTGGCATCCTCTTTCGTGAAGGCTGCGGACGGCAGTGTCAGGTTCAGCAGTGCTGCCCATGACCAGGTAAACCAAATAGCAGAGGGAATGGCTCCGCACATAGACAGGCTTAATGAATTTTCGAAAAGTGTCGGCGGAGTTCAGATTGCATTTGGTGACCTGACAGACGTTGTTTACGCGATGGCGATAGCCCAAGAAGACTTCAAGAAAAAGATTGAGTCTGCATCTTCTTCCGTAGATAAGCATGAAAAGTCCTATCAAGATTCACTGGCAGCCTTGTCCGAAAAAAGGGATGAAATACAGCTTGAGATAGCTGTTTTAGAGTCCCGATCCCCGGAAACCATGCGGTTGTTTCACGGCGTTGACGAGCAAAAGAAGAGCATCGACCTTATGGTAAAGGGTGCCATGGATAACGCTGAAGCATTAAGACGGCACGAAATAAAACTTTTAGAATTAAACGAGGCGCTTGGCCTTCAGTCGTCAGCGTCAGAGCTTATGGTTGCGACAATGAACAACCTTGGCTTCTCTGAGCTTTCTAATAACATTGGTGGTCTTGGGCTAGAAATGAAAACCCTTGCGTCTGCCGTGTCTGACAACACTGCGGCTGTCCGGGGAGACATCCCATCTGACAAGCTTCAAGAGACTTATTTGAGCTTTGATGAGAACGCCCTGGCCAAGCAACTTGTCCGGATGAGGGCTGAGAAGATCCAGACTGAGGGCGGAGTGAGCCAGAGTGAGTACAGTCAGGCTTTGGCCAATTACCAGGAGGTACAAAGAGCCTCATTCGCCCAATCCAAAATAGAGGCGGACGTAATAAATAAGAACCATCTTCTCCGCATGACCACGTTGAAGGAAGAGGGCCAAGAGCTAAAATCATGGGCGGACATAAGAGGCGAAACGGAATTCCTTAAAACACTTGGCGGGGGCGGAAACATATCAGATATAGAAGATTCCATAATAGAAGCCACGTCTCTCGGGAAGATCGGGTTCGACAAAGTAAACAAGTCTCTATCCTCCATACCCTTCTCTAGTCTTTCAGCGGACGCAGATTCTATGTTTGCCTCGCTGCAGGAGTCGATATCTTCTGTCATTGATTCAATCTCAACGACCAGCTTTGACCAGGAGAGTCAAACGCTGAAAACCAAAGTGCTCGGAAAGGAATTCGATTCAAAGAATCTCGCAGAGGCAAGAGATGTTTTCTCTGACATGATTGGGCAGGTGGGCGGCGAAACTTCCGGGGTGGGCTCGTCTATTGGCCTTGCGCTTGGCGGCCTTATCGGGTCTTTCGCAAGCGACCCAATGATAGGATCGCAAATAGGAAAGTCTATCGGGAACATGTTTGAGAGTCTGGTTATGGGCTTTGTTGAGAAGGTGAACTCCTTCTATAAGGCTATTGGGGATTTGGCAAAAAAGGCTTCCACTCTGGTGCCGGAGAAAAGGTTTCAGGGCGCATTCGCGAGTTCAGCTAAAATTTTCTCTTCTGTCGCGGCAACGGTGACAATTCTCGGGTCAGCAATCGGCGCGGTCCTTATCCCGGCCATATGGATGGCCATAATCGCTATCGGGGCGATCATTATTGCCATTGCCGCTGGAGCGTCAGCAGTGGGACAGTGGTATGTATGGATACCTGTTGCCATTGCCGCAGTAGCCACTTTTGCAGCAGCCCTGGTGGCAGCTCCCGCAACCATAATCGCGGCATTGTCAACCGCTGCGGGTAGTGCCATAGCCTCGTTCCTTCTTGCTCTTGGCACCAAGGAACTTAAGAATAAAAAGATTCTTGGCTCTGCTCTCGACGATGACCCCGGAGTCACAGAACTTGACGACGACCACAGAACCCCATGGATGCGCATTATGGATGCACTTGCTGCGTCTATCGACCGGGTTATTTACGCCATGGGTCCATTTTATGAAAATCTGTTCGCGCTTGTTGGGCTTTTTGACATGGTGATGGAGGCTTTTGTTATCATTGCTGACTCCCTGGGTGACTTGGACTTCGGGGAGACGTTGTATGATGTGTTCAAGCAGCTTGCGCTTGTTGTTCTTGATGTAATAACCGCGCTGGCGCATATGCACAACATTATGGTGTTTGGGGCGCAAGTTCACGCTAAAGTTAACGAGAATATGCTTAACGCCGCGCAGGGGTTTCTGGACTTTCGAGTAATGTTGAGAGACATAATGGTTTCCATACTTACTGCCGTGGGCACTTTCGCGAATAATCTTGTCCCAGGTGGCGGCCTGGGTGCCGATCTTATCGACCAGGCCGCAGTGCTAACGACTGATGCTGGTCTAGGGGCGGTGGTTAATGATTGGGACCAGTGGGTTATTGATATGCAGGGAAATATAAACGATCTTGTGAGCGATATTTCTGAGCCTATTGATCTCTCGCGATTCGAGTCACTTCGGGACAAAGTTGAGAATTCATCATTTCAGGACGGCTTAGACAGGTTTAACCTTTTGGACGAGATAGGCCGGGATGCTTCAGATTCGGCCAAAGAATTCGGCGAACAGCTCACCAACGTCCCATCTGGATTCAAGGTAAACCTCGCTCGGTTCAAAGCAATGGATGCTGACGGCGAAGGTGGTGCAGTTGACATGGGCGGTGGTCGCAGCATTATGGATATTGACGCTACGGACTTCTTTGGCCGCATGGCTGAGGCTGTTCGCTCAGGAACGGCGCAGTCTCTAGGGTCTTTGACTGATGCGATAGGTTCTCTTGATGACGTTATAAGGCCAGACAACTGGGAGGATATTTTTGGCCACCCACTGGATCGCATGTCAAACGAGCTTGGCAACGCATTCGACTCCTTGACCAACACCCTCGGCCTTGCACTGCTTGGCCCGGAGGAAGCATTCCAGGGTGGAGGAGGAATGGGGGCCGCGATGGGCGGAAGACAGGCTGGCGGAAACATAACTTCCGGCAACAACACCATGAACATCAACATCAACGAACTCAGCATTGCCGATGCGGCAAACCCAGACCAGCTCGCCAATATGATTGCAGAGAGGTCTACGCGCAACCAAATGGCCCAGGCAGGAACTCCGTTCCCAAGTCATCAGTCAGGCTCTGGCTGGTGGGGTGGCAACGAAGGCGGAGGCGGAAGGTCATAATGCAGTTCCTCATCTTAAACGGCATAAATATCCCAATCGTGATGAACCAATGTTCACGCGGTGAAGATAAAATACAAGGTGTCAGCCGTTCTTTCGGTGGGCAGCTTCGCAATGCTGGACGTGGATACAGGCGAACATGGGAAGCGACTGCGCTATTCCAAGACTTTGATATAGCCGACGGGTTCATCAACCTGATTAACGGTGAGGGGCATTACTGGGCACTAGAAAACGGCTCGACGTCCGACACGGGCATGTCTTTGGTCCCCGGTTACACGGGCCGCGAGCTGATGGAACTCGCCACCAGCCCGACAGACGGCTTGACATTCTCTGGAACAGGTGGGGACTATTGGTCAAGCGGGTGTCTTGAGGTGAACTTCAACGCCCCTTTTGCCACATACTTTTCCGACATGTTTGCGTGGGACTGTCAACTTCAAGACGACAAGTGGACAGCCATGTTCCTTGTTTATAATGATGACACCACGGAATATGACCCAATGTTCTTTAGATCTGATGGTGAGGTTTATCTCGCCGGGGTAAAACAAAGTTATGATAATACGTATATTAGCACTGGTAAGTCTATTCCCGTTGGTGGGATTGGCTATTCTGCTGAAGTTCGTGAAGGAGTCCTCTACCTGTCGATAGAGTTTGACTTCAACGAAACAGGGCTGTCACTGACCGCAAAAATATCGGACATGTTCATTGTTCCGTATGTAATGCCGGACTACTTTATCGAGCAGTTGAGCGTGGGCACAGGATACACTACTCCCGTGGTGGCAGAGCCGAGTGTCCCCGTAACTGGCGAGGTCACATCTATAGCCTACATTCAGAAGCCGGGCTCCAACAACGCCAAAACTGTCTCCTTCAAGCTTACCGAGTACCTACCAGGGTATAAGTATGACCCGGATGTTGCAGTACCGGTTTCCCCGTTCAATCTTCCAGTGCTTCGTCTTGGTGGTTCCGTTCTCTCAGAGGGAGAAGGCGAGCCAACCAGATATCCGGTGCTGCCATGAGCTTCTTTAACATCAACGGATGGAATGTTCCGATTGTAAACGGCGGCATGTCGGAAACATCGACGCAATATGGGAACTCTGGCAAGTCTTTTACGAACAGGGCACTGATTCGCAGAAGAATGAATCCAAGAACCTGGAGCGGCAGCATGCTGTTCCAGACGCCCTCTGTGGCCGATACGGTCGAGGGCCTTCTGATGGGTCGCGGGCACCACTTCCCGTTGAATACAAACTTCTGGAGCGACTCTGGGGTGGCACCAACGTCTCTGGCGAGCAAGTCCATTGTCGAAGGCGGCGGGCTACAGCGATTCGGAACCGGTCATGCGAGTTTTACCGCAGACATGTCATTTGACGTTGGATTTCCGACAAAGAAGTGGACGGTTATTGTCTGGGCAGACAACACTGGGTCTGGAGAATGGCATCAGCATGTTGAAACTGCGACCGGTGACACATACCAGGATGGGGTTGCCACAGCGGTGACATCTTTTATCACCGTAGCAGATGGCATCGTGACCATTGACTATACAAACTTTCCCGCCGGGACTGTATCGAAAGATATGGACGATTTAGTCCTGCTTCCATTTAATGTGGACGCATCCTTTGTTGCCGATCTTTATGCGTGGCAAAACGACAACGGCGTCGTTATGCAGTGCCCGTTTGACTATCCGGGTGACTTCGCGGACAGGGTTAATGGCGTGGAGGGAGTTCCGACTTCCGACAACATTGCGGCTGGCAACTTGACCCGCAAAAGCGGCGACGGTGCTCTTTTAAATACAGATGCAACCGACAACGTAGAGTTCCCTGTTTCTCTTGGCGACCCAATAGAGCTAAACACTGACGATGAAATAACCGTATGCTTCTGGGTAAACCCATCTGCCGGATCCCTTCTCGTTGCTTCCCCAGATCTGGCAGAGCAGTTTGCCGTCACCCATGGCTGGGTGTTTTCTATGGCAACCGGAAACGCCAGAGTGTTTTACCAGTTAGATGGCACCAGCGCTGCGATTAACGATCCCGACACGCTAGTCGCGGACGAGTGGGCACACTTGACCATGGTGTATTCATCCCCGACGACGACACCCACATTGTCGCTGTATAAAAATGGGGTACTCGTTGGGACGGATACGGCAACACCAGATTCAGCACAGTTTGCTGAAAATATATATATAGGCGACAAGGCAGCCGTGCCGACCATATCTGGCGACAGCGCTCTGTGCAGCGTAGACGACTTCAGGTATTACAGGCAGGCTCTTGATGTTTACCAGATTGCCGAGATATACCAGAAGGGTCTTTATGGGTACGACTTCATACCCCCGCAAGACCGGGCATTCTCTAAGCTGCCACGACTCTTGGTGTCGGGCGATTGCATCGGCAGCCAGCACCCTAAAGAAGTTATCGGCAAGGTCGATTCTGAAGCATATGTCCAGCACGGTGGGACGTATTCCTCCAACGACAGGTCCATAAATCTTATACTCCAAGAGGTTTCCCCGGTGCAGGAAGGTGGCGTTTCCAGGCCAGATGCCAACTTTATACTGGAGCCAGAGTTTGTCATTGACCAACTGAATGGTCCCTATAGCTTAGACGCTGCTGGTGGATATCTCTATCAAAAGAAGCTGGCACCCGCAGCGCCCACGCTTGTCTACGACATAGACGACGGGTTTGGGTTCTGCCAGAGCTTTGATCCAGCCGCATCACAGGGATTTGATCTACCGAGCGACCACTCTGGGCTCTCCAACCTGTCTTCAGATCTTGGTGGCCATTCCGGGGTAAGTGTCGGTGCCTGGATTTATGTTGAGAATATGACCGTCGGATCAATACTGAATATTCCCATAAAAGCTGGCTCATCTTTCAGCAAGGTCGCCTTGAACGTCCACACGGATGGTGGTGGATCTATCCAATGGGGCGGCAGGTCAGAGATTGGTGATTCATTTGAAGGATTAACCAGCAACACAGATGTCGTTTCTACCGGGGAATGGTATTTCATTCTGGGTACGCTTGACCTCCCGAATGCTACTGCCTCTATATACGCAAACGTGGCGTCGAAAACAATGGTTTCGCTGTTGGATGAAGCTGCCGGACTGTCTTTTGGTCGGACCACTTTCTCTGCCGAGAACGGCGGGACCGGTGCCGGAACCACCCATGGGAGCGCAATCGGAACGAACGACGTACCGCAGAATTTCGACGGGAAAATCAAGTCGGTCATGATATGGAAAAGGGTGATTGAGATGGATGAGATCGTAACCACTTTTCGCAAGGGATACGATAGACGGATTTTTAGATAGGAGAGAGCATGTCAGGAATACGACAACCAATAAGAAAAATAATCATTGAAGTTGATGGAGAGCTGGACGTTCCAGCTCCGGGTGGAAACTTTATCGGGCAGGCTGTTTCGCTTGCAATGAGTGCCCCTGTTGTTTCCGGGTTTAAGGCTTCCATGAAGCGGGGTGAGGCATCAGAAATAACCGTTAACATTAGATGCACGACCGCTGCCGTAACAATAGTGCAGTCTGAATCAGGTGAAGATGTAATATGAGAATGCCCTCAAACAGACGCGGAGCGCATCCAAAGCAGAGGTCTTCATCTCTGCGGGCGTGGTTTTTTGACGAAACCACAGGTGTTGCATCCCCGTCTGTATGGGGTACAACTGGAGAGAACCTTATAGACCACCCAACAGCGACCGTAGATCCCCCATACATGTGCGCATCCCCCATAGGCATGGGCCGCGAGTTTGTTGGTGCCGATGTGATGGGTCTAGCAACCGAAACGCCTGGGTCTGACACTGCATCTATAGCGGCATTTAAGACGCAAACGGTATCAGTCGGGTGCTGGTTGTATGTGGCCGACCTTGCAGTACCTGTTTTCAACACGGCTTTAAAGTTCAGCGGGCCAAGCGACTCGGCAGCCGCTGCGGATAACTGTCTTTTCAGGTTGAGCATCACAACCGACCCCGTGTTTGAGATTTTCACAGAGGATGGCGCTGGCTCTATCAGCACGTGGAGGTCCACATATCAGCCACCTGTGAAAAGATGGATATACGTCTGCTTTGTCAGGAAGGCCAACGGGGGTTCCCAGGTTGATTATGATTTGTACGTGAACGGGCGATTCATAGAGCAGATGGGCCTTCAATCGGGCACCTGGAACACCCCAGGCGGAGGAGCCAACGCAGAGTGGAATATTGGCGGCCAGGTGTCATCTGCCGGGGCCTGGGGTCAGCCGTT